TTGTAGAGGCAAAAGCATCAGGTCTACCACTCACATACGAGCTGAGGAAGATGGATATACCGGTTGTAAACTTCACACCATCCAAAGGAAACGACAAGCACGCCAGAGTAAATGCTGTTGCACCTTTGTTCGAATCTGGTATGATATGGGCTCCTGAGCAAAAATTTGCTGAGGAAGTCATTGAAGAGTGCGCAGCATTCCCATTTGGCGATCATGACGACTTGGTTGATAGTACAACACAAGCGATTATGCGATTCAGGCAGGGCGGTCTGATCGGTCACCCTGAAGACTATGTAGACGAAAAGGCAGAAAAACCTAAAAGGAATTATTATTAATGTCGGCAGTTTTAAAATTTTTAGCAGCAGCACGGTCCCTTGCCAACCAAGGTTTATCGAAAGAAGCTATAGAACAATTTGCAAAAAATGAATTTGGTGAGATTAGTGAATTACTTCAAAGACAAATAAATAATATTTACAAACCAGGAAAAGGAATTACAAGTATTAAAAAAGATCCTGACTTTGATGACACGGTTATTCAAATGCAGATCGATGAGTTTGGTCCCTACAATCCCAAAGACCCATTAAAAAATTTAAAAAAACAAAAAGATAAAAAAAGATTAAAAGACGCTGATGATCCAAATTACGACGCTGAACCAGCGGACTTTGATCCGGATGCGGATAATGAAACATTTGCAACCGGTGGACGTGCAGGGTTTAAAGATGGAATGTCTAGGAGAAAGTTTATGAAAATTATGGGTGGCCTTGCAGCAATACCTTTTGTTGGTAAATTTTTTAAAGCAGGGAAAGTTGCAGCACCCGCAGTAGAAGCTGCCAAAGAAACTGTAACAAGCGGTGGAACACCTCCACCATACTTTTTTAATTTAGTTAAAAAGATAAAAAATTTAGGTGATGATGTAACTGAAAAACAGGCAATAAAAGAAAGAGAAATAGTTACTGAGTATAAAGATTATAAATTAACAGAGGATCTTGATACGGGTGAATTAACGATTCAAAAAACTTCTATAGAGGGTGATTTTGATACTCCCGTGCCTACTGCTGAGGAAGTTTACATGCAGTATAAACCTGGAAAAGGTCAAGTTGATGAAGCTACAGGAAAAGTTGCTGATGAGTATGTAGAGGACACCTCTTATGTTGGAACTAGTAGAGGTAACAGAGGTGAAATTGTGAATACAATTGATGGTGTGCCAGATGAAGTTATTCAAGAAGGAACTGTGTTTGAGGACAACGTAGCAGATTTTATAACTAAAGAAGCACCTTCAATTAAAAAAGCATCAGGCGGTATCGCTAGAATGCTAGGAGAATAATATGGATCTATTAGATTCAATATTAAAGTTACAAGAAAAGTATGACGACGATACACCAGGCATGGCTCGTGGTGGACGGATCGGGTTTTTTAAAGGTAGTGGACTTGTTTCTTTTGCTCAAAAAATAAAAGATCTCTGGTTAAGTGGTAAAACAACTAAAGAAATAAATACTAAGTTAAAGTTTACAAACGATAAAACAACTACTATTGATAGTTTAATAGATTCAATGAAAAACCCTAAAATAAAAGTTTTAGATGGTAATAAAGAAATATCTATTTCTAAAAAAGAATTAAAAACTCGTCCAGATATTAAAGGAAGACAAAAAAGCGGAAAATTACCATATACAAAAGACCCTGTAATCTTTAAAAGAATTAAAGATGCTGCGAAAGCTGGAGAAGAAACAATATCTGAATTTTTAAGAAATAATTCAGACTTAAATAAAAATTCTCTAATGACATTTTTAAAAAAAACAAACACAGAATGGAAAGGTAAAGGTAAAGGAAAACCTCCTTTTAAAAAAGAGATCACAGATGATATTATAAAAATTCAAAATTATTTAAAAGAAAACCCCACAAGTGGGAGTAATATTATTGCATTATCTAGGGAGACAGGTATTCCTTTAGATAAAATAAATAATACAGTTGCAGCATACAAAAAATCTTTTCTTGAACCTAGAGATAACTTTGTTCCAGATAAATCTCTTGAAAATATAGTTAATAAAATAAAAACGAACGCCGCTATTAATTTCGAACAAGCATTAGACCAATTATTAATTAAAAATGGTATTAATCCTAATAAAATATCGAAAGAAACTAAAAACAAATTAACAAAATCTAGAAAAGCAGTAAGTGAATTTTTTGAAGGTGGAACTAATTTTGAACACACATTACCAAAATCTTTGATAAAATATATAGATGATCCCGAAAAAAAAATAGAATTATTCTTAACAGGGTCAAGAACCTCTCCTGCATTAAATCAATTTAAAAAAAGATACGATAATCTGTTAAGAGGCGCTGTGTCTGAGTATTTAGGGACAGCTAAAAGCGGAGTAAAAATAGATTTAAAACAGTATAATGAAAAAGTAAATAAAATAAGACAGACAGTTAAAGATGCAACGGGTGGATATGAGATAGGTTATTTAAAATTTGATAATGCAGGAAAGGCAACTGCTGTTTTACCTAAAGACTCAAAATCTTTATTAAAAACAAAAGGTGGTTTGGGGCCAGAAACATCTCAAAAATTATCTGCTTTTGAAAATGCTAAATATCACAATAATTTAGTTAATAATTATAATAAAAATCCTGACTCTCCAATTTTTAATACTTTAAAAGAATATCAATCAGATCCAACAAAATTAACCTTATTTAAAGACCAACAAACAGCTTATGAACAAATAAATAAATATTTAAAAATATCAAAACAAAAATTTTTAGATTTTGCTAATAAAAATATAGACAATCCCGCAGTGCAGGCTATCTTTAAATCTCCTTATGGAAAAGGGGCAACAGTAACAACTTCATTTTTAATTCCTCAAAAGTTGGCAGCAGAAGAAGCGCAAGTAGCTGATGGTGCTCAAGCAACAGGATTTACAACTGGAGAAAAAATTGCAGGTGGCACAGCAGCAGCTGGTGCATACAAATTTAGAAAACCTATTATTAAAACTGCTAAAGCTGTTGGTAGAGGAGCTTTAAAATTAGCAGCTCCATTAACTGTTCCTCTTGAATTAGGTTTTATAGGTGCTGATTTAAAATCAGGTTCAACTGTTCCAGAAGCTTTAGCTGATGTTGTACTAGCTGGTGGTATATTTAGAGAAAGAGACAAAAGAAAATTTATAGAAGATAAATACGGAACAGAAACTTTAAATAGATACGTTGCAGCAAAAACTCCTGGTATTACAGATGTTATGGACATGCCTACAGCTTTACCTGCTTTATCGAAAGAATTACAGGCAATTGATACTGAAGCCGATGCTTATCTTCAAACATTAAGAGGTCAAAGAGCAGAAGAGTTTAAAAAAAAATCAACTTTACCCAAACCTAGAATAGATGAATTTCAAGCTGCAGGAGGCGGTATTGCAGGTTTATCTGGTGGTGATCCAGAGGGTGCAATGTTAGAGTCCATGAACCCAGACTCACAAGGGTTGCAAGGTCTGATGAAACGTGTTAGGAATACATAGGAGTATAAATGGCAGATATAGAAAAAGGACTCCCGAATACTAGAACTAAAATTGAAGTTCCTTCAGAGGAGGAGCTACAAGAAGTTGCTGTTCAGGAACCAGAAGAACAAAAAGGACCCGTCGAAGTTGTACCCGAAGAGGACGGTGGCGCAACGATTGACTTTGAACCGGGAGCTATAAATATACCGGGCACAGAATCACACTTTGATAACTTAGCAGATATTTTACCAGACGATGTTTTAGAACCTGTAGGAAACGAAATGGTTCAAAACTACATGGATTATAAATCATCTAGAAAAGATTGGGAGAGAGGATACACAGAAGGTTTAGATCTTTTAGGATTTAAATACGAAAACAGAACAGAACCTTTTCAAGGAGCTAGTGGTGCCACACACCCAGTATTAGCAGAAGCAGTNACACAGTTTCAAGCACAAGCATACAAAGAATTATTACCAGCAGANGGACCAGTAAGAACACAAGTTGTAGGTGTTAAGTCTGCACCNGTAGAACAACAAGCTGTTCGTGTAAAAGATTTTATGAATTATTTAATTATGGATCAGATGCAAGAGTATGAGTCTGAGTTTGATTCTATGTTATTTCACTTACCACTTGCAGGTTCTACATTTAAAAAAGTTTACTATGATGTACCACTTGGAAGAGTTGTATCTAAGTTTGTACCAGCAGATGAATTAGTTGTACCATACACTGCAACATCTATTGATGATGCAGAAGCTGTAATACACGTAGTAAAAATTTCAGAAAACGAATTAAGAAAACAACAAGTATCTGGTTTNTATAGAGANGTAGAATTAGGACCACCNGGTAATGTTGAAANAAATGANTTAGAAAAAAAAGAACGTGAACTAGATGGAACAAAGAAAACAGGTAAACAAGAACCTGTATATACTTTGTTAGAGTGTCACGTAAACTTAGACCTGGAAGGTTTTGAAGATCAAGGAACTGATGGACCAACAGGAATAAAATTGCCCTACATAGT